ACCCAATGTTCTTTTTCAGTTAAAGATAAAAATTGAAACCCACTTATGGGAGTATACTTAATGTCGAGATAAATGCCGCCGTTTTTATATAAAATACAATATCTCCACAAATCCGCTTTATATGCTCCCGGTATTAATTTATCAAAAGCATCTAATACCTCGGATGGAAAATGAGAATAAATAAAGTTTCTACAATCATCATCATCATATAAATAATAATTAAATTGGGGATTTTGTTTTTGAATAGAGTTTACACATTGGGCCATCCTGGACGAAAGATTTTTCGTATGCCAGGTTTGATAAATACTTAAAGGAATAATAGAATTATATGTCGCATCAGAACGTGGGATTGCTAATTTTGGTGTCCTAGTAAGTCGATTATATTTTGCTAGGCGAATCTTAGCTTTTAAATTATTTTCATGTAAAAATACGTTATTTATCATAAGTAATATATAATATATGCGTGCTATATTTGTTTTTTAAATAAAACGACTATTTCTGATGTCTCTTAAAAAATAGGATGGACAACAGAAGGCGACAAGAAATCAGGGTTCAAAAAGTGACCTAACTCCTTGTAATCCACTGGGGTTGAAAATGGGGTCGTTAACCACTCTCGTGCCTTCAACTCTAAAATAGAATACCGCGAGTTAGATAAACTGCTTTCTAATTGTGCCCATGGTGTTGTTGCCTGCAAGAAAGCAAGACCCTTTTCACAAAACGAGTTTAAAATAACTGGACTAAATCCTGATACCATGCTAGCATTCCTTTCGTTAGACAATGATGGGAATCCTGAGGTGGAGTTTAAATTCCAAAATAAAATGTGGGGTGCTTTAAAAGGTTTCCCAAACGACTTCATACCAGCATCCGCATACTTTTGTTTAATCTCCTCAAACAAACAATCTTCCTTACCGGTTTTTATTTTTACATCAGACTCATTCATCTGCATGTCCGACAATATAACCAACACCATATCCTGAACTTCTTCAGCAGTAATCTGGGCGGAAACAATGGCATCCAAAATAAGGTCCATCGCAGCCTCAAAATTGGTACTCATTCCCCAATCGCTTGATTGTAAAACATCCACCATGGAGACAAACCCATCCGCAGCATTCAAATTCACCCACTCTGGGGTGTTACTAAACGTCATAACTCGTTTGCCTAACCGAGACTTCTCGGCAATTCGAATACCTAAAGCAATTGCTGCGTGTAGAGGTTCACCAGTCATTGATCCTGACACGTCCACCATGGGAATAAAATTGCCCAATTCGTTATTTTGAGTTGAATTGTCACGCCATTGAGAATTCAATAATTCTACCTCTGTGGTGGTGTCTTGGTTTTCTCTCAATAAATAAAGAGCTTCCCTCGTAAAATCATTTAATCCTACACGTTTGCCTTTTACCTCGATTTCTCCTCGAACGGCCTTCTGAATATGTTCTTCAAAATGAGAAGCACAAGTGACTCGATCTTCTTCGTCTTCGTAACGAGGTTCGCCTTTCTTTGTGACATTCAAAAACGCACGTTTTTGTTTCAATAGAGAAACAGATGTCACTTTGTTAAAATCAATTTCAGCCCATCTTTTGCCACATTGCTTAATTTGAAGAGTATCAATCCTATGATTTAACCCCGCAATCAACTTGCGATAATTGGCCTTACTTTTCGTAATAGCCGCAGCCTGAGACTCTTTTCTTTTGTTTTCGTCCGCATTATTACTCGACATAATGTACCTAACAAAATAATGACCCGCTAAAGCAGCGTATAATTTGCCACCAAATTTCTTAGACTTTTCCCTAGGTACCCATTTAGCTGCCAAAGAGATGCTCTGACTTGGCGGAGTGGAAGCGTCGATTCGAAGCTGATTATTGATGATGCCGATAGCAACCTGAATTAAGGGATGTTCTACAGTCATATACGGACCTTGCTCCAGACAATAATGACAAAAGTACTTGATATCTTTCCAAGAACCATAAGGGTGTCCCCCTTGTTCTCCATTATTAACTAAGCATTTTAAAGCATGAAATGCCAACTCTGTATAATATTCGTACCACGTGTGAATCATCATGTATGTTAGTACACATTCTCCTTTTCCATCGATGATGTCGCGGGTTTGACCAATTATTTTGTACAATTGAATAAGGTAATTCAAGGCATCTTCATTCGTAGGATCCGCGGCTAATTTGTACTTTAACTGAAAAAGGATTCCGCTTAAAATGGATTTTAAAATGATGACCCCATCCGCATCCGTTCGTGTCAATTGAAAATAAAATTGTAGAATTTGTTCTTGAAGAGAGTTGGACCAACCGTACTCCTTGTGACCGTTTTCTCCTTGTTGAGTTGGAGTAAAATTGTCAAGTGTTTCAATAAGTGCAGACATAGTATGTGTTCTTTATTTAAGTAAATATGTGTTTGTCTCTTTATGTATTTTTCTAAAATAATGAATCTTGTACAAAAATTTAAAGAATTATATTTTTCTTGGTTTTCTTTTTTCGTTTTTTATTATTTAATTTTGAAATATAAATGCGTTTCGTGTTATTTGAGGAATTATTCTGATTATTCTCTCTCTTGTATAACAAAAAAAAGACATCCGTTAAATCCTGAAACATGTTGATAGTTTTTTCAAAATAAATTGTATCAATTTGTTTTATAGGAGTTACAAATTCGTCCTGGTATTCGAGAATGTTTTTACAAGACAAAAAATTCTTTACATTGTCTTGGGTAATTTTGATATTACATTTCAAAATAGAGAGAAGTGTGTATTTGTTCGCTTCTGTTAAAGTAACCCTTTTAAGTATTTCAATTAATTCATGGCGAGTAATTTGATTTTTAACCGTGAGTAAATAGTTTTCTTCGGTAATTTTTTCTATCGAATTCTCTCTATCAATGTAAATAAAGTGAAGTTTGGTAAACATGACATCATCGGCATAGAAATCCTGATATAATTCTTCTTTTTCTTCAAAGTCTTTTATCCAGTGATCATCATTCATGTCATAATCAGGTGGATCTAAATCATCTAGATCATCATCAGGTTCGGTTTCCATCTCTTCAAGTAAATCTTCCATATCACTCATTGCAACTACTCTTACAATGAGTGATATATTAACAATTACTTATTTTAACTAGTTTTTCAAGAAAGGACACAACTCCACATCTTCCTTGGCTAAAAATGTCTTAATGTACTCGTCTTCACCCCATGCTAACAAATACTCTTTTGACCGTCTAATATGTAAAGCATTTAATTCATTTAAAATATTATTGGATAATTCTACCATTACTTCTTCTTCTGTTTTTTGTTTCGGTGGAGGGGGTAATTGTAACCTTCTTGTTTTTTTATTAAATACCGCAACAAAACAATCTTTATCCATGTTCGTAACCTCTTCTTCTTCTTCTTCTAATACATTAGTATTGGGTGTTTCTTGTTTTTTTGTAGTGAATATAGTTGAAAAAGAGAGACAATTGGTAACGGGTTTCACTGTTTTTGTTAAACTCGGAAATAATTGATCTGTCATATGGAACTCTTTTTTTGTTGTGGAGATATTGTTAGTATCTTCCACGACAAAGCTCGCTTTAGAGGCCATTGACTTTTTATTTGGTTTAAAGGAGTTCATGTTGTCGTCTATAGGATCATTATAATCGTCATCTAAGTTACTGAAACGATTTAAAATATTCATTTTGGAATTAAATAAGAGGAGAGAAACGTTTTATAAATACCTTGTATTTTTAATATTAGTAGTCATAGTACTTTAAGTATTTTAATTAAACAATTAATGAACAAGTTTTATGTATATATATTTATATGCGTTTCTGATATAAAAAAATTTGGAGGCAATCACCGAATGAGGGGCTCGAACCCTCGACCACCAGCTTAAAAGGCTGGCGCTCTACCGACTGAGCTAACCCGGTAGGTATGTAACTATTATCGCATACTTTTGCTTATATAAACAACACGTGTGATTTTTTTTCAGTAGTTTTAAAGAAATTAATCATGTTGTTGATCATAAGAAGAGAAATAATAAAAATGGTTCGAATCGCTCAATTGTTAATATTTTGAAAATTAAACCCCTCGTATAAAATTTCTAATTCCAACGTAAAACTGAAATCCATATTGTTTAAATCAACTACCTGACCAAATTGGTCTAATATTCTAATAAATAGATTCCTTAAATTGACAGGACCGTTGTACCGTCGAATCTTACTCAAAGGAGCCGTATTGTCGTCCACAATTAAACTAAGCTTACCATCAACCATAGGAATTTTTGCGATAATATTTTTTTCCATGATACTCTCATCAAAACAAACCATATTCAACGTATTATTATTTTTCTGGTAATCCTCTACACTAACATAAACGTATCTATCACCGCCCCCATCAAATAAACCTTCTGATTCTATCGAGCTAGTAATTGTTTTGTAACTGCCTAACCTGTAACCAATAACCCAACCAAAAGTATTGACCGTATTATTTGTGGACCCTGGATTGAATTTTAAAGTAAAACAAAAATTGGACGGATAAACACCTGTTAGTTGAAATTTGCTCTTGGAACTGTATTGATCAATACTGTACTCTATATAAACCAGCTCTGTAGTCGTTCCCGAGTCGTAAAAATAAGTAGAGTTTAAATATTCTGCCAACGTATTATTATCGTAGTTGCCATCAGGTATGACAATGTCAAATGTTTTTAAAATCCCATTTTTATTAATTTCTATTTGGAATACGTTATTTCCTTTTGCTTTAGAGAGAAGATACCAAGAATTGGGAATCTCAATGGATGCCAAACGCAAAGAGACTACGTTTTTTATTTCCGACGGAATAATGTACTGAAAATTACACGGATCGCTCGCATAATAATTACTACGAAAATAAGTATTTAAATTTAAATTCAAAAAATGGGTAACTCTTTTAATAGAATTTAAGTAACCTGGGGCAACCGCATTTGGAAATGTACTTTGTACTACATTGGGGGTACTTTGTTCTAGAATGGGATGACTTTGATTTAAATGGAATGAAACCGGACCCCTGGTTTTGTCCTCTTTATCCGATTTAATATGTAAATTTAACTGTTCAATAATGGACCTGGTATCACACTTCTCATAACTACTTATTCCAAGAATCTGGTCAATATAAGGTTTAATAACCGCAGGATTACCATCCAGTATGACATTGGTTTCATGTAAATAATACACAATGGTAATTATTCGCTGTGCCTTCAAGTAAAAAAGATAATACGGTTGCGGTAGATCGCTATCGTGTATGAGGGCGATTCTCTCGTTTATTTTATTCAAATTTGATTCTTTAAAATCGTTTTTGATTTTAAAAAGTTCGAGTAATTCCAGATAACTGTAATTTTCGATACCTAAATCTGAATTATTCATTAAAATACTTATATTAATGAATACTTTATAATTTATTTATTTAAGCGATATCCGTTACATCAACAATAAATGTAAATTTTACACTTGTGGGAAAAACTCCTGGGGTGGGAGAAATAAAACAAACAGTCAATATAAAAGTGACTTCTTTATGAGGACAGCACTTAACCGTGTTGACAATATCTGTCCACGTCATAGAACACACAATTGTGCTACTTGGTATAATATCCGCCAATGTTTTAATAGCATTTAGTTGTTTGTTCAACGCAATATTCGTGCAAGGAGAAAACATCATACGTGACATTCCAAGATCGAATTCAATGTTTTCAAAAATACTTTCAGTCAAACAAAAGTGTGCCCCATTAGTTGTGCGATCCTCGAAACTAA